GGGGGGGTTGGGGGGGGGGGGGGGTGTTGGAGTGGGTGTTGGGGTAGGTGTTGGGGTAGGTGAAGGAGTCGGACTTGGAGTCGGACTTGGAGTCGGACTTGGAGTCGGTGAAGGACTAGGAGTTGGCGAAGCAGTTGGTTTTGGTGAAGCAGTTGGTGTTGGTGAAGGGGTTATTGTTTCATTTTTATATCCAACATTTACCGTAGTGCCAGACCAAATCATGTTTCCACCCTTATATTTAGGGTTAGATTCAAACTTTGGATTTAAGTCTAAAATTTCTGCAACTGTTGTGTTGTTCTTTTTAGCGATAGCTGAAAGAGTATCACCAGGTTTAACTGTAACAGTTACTGGAACCTGTTTTGTTGCAGCTTGAGAAGCAGCATTAGCTGCTTGCATTTGAGAAAAGCGGGCTCGTTCTGCTGCGTCTTGTTGTGCAGCGGTTTGTACGGAAATTACCGAACTATAAAAATCGTCATATGCTCCCATGTTTACCCCAAGAATCCAAAGTCTTTAAGAATGCGTGAAGCAATAGAAGTCTTCTCCTCTTTTGCTGTTTGGGTTGTGTCCCACTTAGCGCTGCGTCGTGCAAGTTTCTTTGTGTCGTACAAGTTCATTGTGGTGAAGTTGCCCTTTTCATCTTGCATGTTTATAGCTCTTTGTACATAATCATCATTAAGGTCAACTTGGTCAATATCCATTTCCCAAGTATCTGCAACGGCTTTAAGCCATGGGTCTGCAGCCTCACGAAGAGTCTGACCTTGGTCAATAAATTTAGCCAAGCCAGGAGCAAATGATTTTGCTCTAGCCTGTAGGTCATTATCGACATCTTCTGGGTTAAGGGTTCCAGCAACTAGACCCTTCATGCTTGCTTCAAACCATTTATCAAAGCTTGCATTAGATGTTGTCTGTTGGAATCCATAATCACGAGCCATGCCGTATAACTTGCCAGCCATGGTTTCTAGCTTTCCAGCTAGACCAGTGTAAACAACACGACCATCAATAGAGTTTGTTTTAACAAACTTAATTGAGTCAGCCATTAGTTTATTGAGGTAGTCTTGGTCAAATCTAACAACCTTGCCATCCTTGATGATGGCTTGCTTCATCATATTGTTGGCATATTCGACTGCCTCAGAAGCGCTAATAGGTAAACCCATAGAAGCAAATTGTTTAACAATATTACTTGCATTTTTTTGTAGGTCTGCAGCAAACTGACCTGGGTTGGTTGCTTTAGCAAAATCAAACTGGCGTTGAGTATCTGTCTGGTCACGATACCAAGATGTGCCTTTAACAATAGCTTCTTGTAGCGCTGGGTCGGTAATCATTGGACCACCGTCAACACCAAGAATTCTATTAAGTGCAGCTAATAAACTTGGGTCATTGTTGATAACTGCAGCAGTAATTCCAAATGCTTTTTGAAGCATAGCCATTGATAATTTATCGGCTGTCAGTGGAACTGCGGTAGGTGAGTCAGTTGACATACTTAGATTATCTGTAAAAGGATTTGGTGAAGCTGTTGGTGATGGGGTAAGCCCAGCCATTGAAGCTTCTTCTCCTCTGCGCCAATCGCTTGTGCCAGGAAAATTATTAGTCATAGGGGTGGAGCCCGAACCAGGTATTGTTATCTTAGTTCCAGCAAATAATGTATTACCATTATTATACTTAGGGTTTGTTGTAAGTGCTGGATTAGCTTTAAGAATTGCAGAAACTGTAGTTCCGTTTGCTTTGGCAATAGAACTAAGTGTTTGACCAGACCTGACTGTTACTTTTGTTTCAGCCATTACTCAACCACCGTTCCGATAGCATTAGGGTCTTTAAGAAGACTTTGGATAATCTTCAAGAAATTCTTTGTTGCAAAAGATTCTGCAAAGTCGGGACGACTTCTAGCGAAATTTTGTGCGTAGATAGCAGGGTCAAAACCAGTTGTTTGTGTTCCCTTACTTGTCGAGGTTCCTAAAGACGCGCCTTTGGCTGGACCAGTAGTAGTGGTAAACCCATCATAGATACTTGGTTCTTTTTTAGCAGCAGCATTAGCGCCCATTCTGTAGGCATCAATCTCTTCTTTAGTAGCAGTTCTACCAATCTCAGATTCAAAAGTTTTATTTATATAATCTGCAGCATTAGATGGACCATACTGTGTTGTGGTTTCAGTACGAACTTTTTGAGTTCCATATTTTTTGGTACTACCCTCGCCACCTGTGTAACTTGCTGGATTCCATACATTGAGATACATCTTTGGGTCGCCAGTTGCACCAGACCCAGGAGTTCCTACCCAATCAACAGCATCGTCCCATACGGACTGCCATTTCTTTTCTGGTATACCAGCCTTCTTGAGAATTGCAATAAAGCTTTCGTAGTATTTACGAACTTCGCTACCCTTTTTAGCTGTAGCTGCGCTGTACTTAAACCAAGACTTAGCCTGGACATCATTGATGCCAGCCTCTGGGTTAATACCAGGAAGCTTGATAGGAGCAACGTTTAACTTCTTTGCAGCTTCTGCATCTTTGACCGCTTGTTCATATTCAATCAATGCTGCTTGGTACTGCTTATCGCCTATCTTACCTTTTGGGTAATCCGAACGCTTTGGTTTCTTCACTTTGTCACCACGAATTCATTGTCTAGTTCTGGCATGTTGTTTAACCATCTTGTGGCAAATGCATCAAATTCATCAGATGCTGTCTGTAAGAAGTCATAATGGAACTGTGAGAACTGTTGTTTAAGCAACAGCTTTCTTTCATCGCTATTGTTTGGTCGGTCATACTCGTTCTTAAAGTTACGAGCCTTACCTGCCCAGAAAGCAATTTCTTCCCATTTGGTATTGCCAGTAGAGTAAGCGTAAGTTCTCCAATCAAGATTGCTGGAGATAGTTTCAACTGCTGCAATGGTTCCATTCCAGTAGTCTTTACGTTCTTCGTCGCGTTGCTCTACCCAACCCTTGTAGTCATTCTCAATGTCATCTACCATGTCATCAAAGACACGTTTGATACCAGAGTATTCATATCTAGCTTCATAGGTTGAGGCAATTCCATACTGCTTCATCATGGCACTGCGCCAATCAACAGCCTTCTGATACTCAGCCCAACCAACACGAGCTTGAGCTGACTTCTTTAGCTCGTCTTCGTTTTTCTTCTGAGTAATAGGGTTATTAAACCCTCCAGCAAACTTCATTCTTTTGTAGATAGAAGCTACTTCTGTTGAATAATCATTTGGTCCACTACCAGTACCTGCAATATCACCATAACCAGATGACAACATTCCAGCATACTTTGTATTGGTATTACCAAGTTCCTCTAGCAACTTTGTGCTATTACGAAGAACTTTAATATCATTCATTGTTGCAGCTACGCCTGCAACGTTCTTTTGGTTAGACCCAACAAGTGCTAGGGAATCCATTCCCCACTCTTCAATCATAACCTTCTGTGCAATGTCATAATCGCCGTTAGCCATCTCGACTAAGTCTGCATAATATGAAGTAGCAGCACGAGTTACTGGGTCAAATGTTGCTGAGATAGGTGCGTTGAATTGAACAACAGACCTAATAAATGCCATGTTACCTGCTGCCTTAGCAGCTGATTCCATTGTAGGTGGTTGACCAACACGACCGTTTGCTACCCACTCAGAAAAACCTTTACGCCATTGGGCATAAACTTCATCAGTGAATCGCTCACTCTTCTCAAGTCCTATAAGCGAGAACGCTGTGCGGACTGGGTATGGCAACTTACCTGAGTCAATTAATGACTGAAGGTAGGCTGGAACCATTGTGTTCTTTACCTTCTCGGCAAGATTCTTACCTTCTACTGGATAACCACCATATAGAATAGTAGATTCATAGACATCATCGCCAAGTGTTTCACGTAGAGATGTTGCTACTTGCTCACCATAAAGTTTCCATGGACCAACGCCTAATCCGTTATCAATGATTTCAGATATTGCTGCTGTACCAAACCAAGAGATAGATGGGTCTGCAACCATAAATTCCATCTGCTTAGGGTTGAACTTAATTCCACCACCACGAGCATCTGAGTATGGCTTTAGCGCTGTCTTAGCCCAGTCAGGTAACTTATTTCCAAATGGAAGTGGATACTTAACAGATACTGCCACTCCAGCTGGAACATCCTTGATTGAAGAATAAGTGTTTCCATCTTGGTCTTCGTAAGCTTCATACTTATCAAACGCTTGCTGGATACTGTTGTACCAGTAAGCATTCATTGGGTTGCGAGCCAATAGGCGAAGCGCAACTGCTTGGGAGTTGAAGAAAGCCAAGGGGAAGCTCATTGCATAACGTGCCGTATACATACCATTGGTAAGACGACGTGATGAGTAAAGCGTTTCTTCAACTCGACTTAGCGCCTTACGGTATGCAACTTGACGAATTTCATTATTTACTACGGCTTCTGATACATCAATACCAGACCGTTGTGCTGCATTAATCAGCGTCTTCATTTCGTCACGAGCGTAAGACAAGAACAATGGGTTACGAACTAACCGTGTTTCAGTAAGTGAAAGAACTTTCCATGCTGCGTTAGTTGCTCCACCTACGCGAGCAAGGACTTGCTCAGCGCCAGTTAGGTCAGAAAGCTTAAGGCTTGGTCCATCAATTTCTTTAAGTAGGTCTGTTCTGCCGTAAAGCATTGCATCTACTTCTTGGTAAGTTACTGGACGTTCTGTAATAATCTTACGAAGGTCAGGGTCTGGATACATTGCATAGAGTTTTTCTCTTGTCTGTCCTACCCATGCCTGCATATCATCGCCAAAGCGTTCTTCAATACGAAGTCTGTATTCTTTACCAGCTGGGCTGTATAGCCACTCTATGATTTCAGCGTTGGACTTTTCGCCCCTCATCATCCATCCGACTGGTAACTCAAGTTCGTTACGAACCTGACGGTTGGCAATATGTGCCAACGCATTCATATATTCTTCACGGTTCTTGCGAGGAATCTTTACGAAACGAGCACCATCTGCACGAAGTCTACGTGAAATTTCTGACTGCATTGATGCTGCATAGAAGTTTGTAGCGGTATCAATCTCTGACATGTATGCGCTAGCACCACGGACATTAGGGTCAGCTAACCCTTGAAGAGTGTATGTCTGACCATTAACTTCGATAACTTCAGCCTCTTGACCAAGAAGTTTCTTTTGTTTCAAATCTCCTTGAGCATTGGCGAACTCTGCCCAGTCTTTACGTTCACGCTGAATAAGTTTAGCAGTGCCGTTAATGTAATCAGCAAGGCGACTCATCTCATCAAATGCGTCATCTGCTTTAGTCTGTAACTCTGTTACTTTGTCTTCAAGTTCATAATATTTATTCTGAACTGCAACATCATCGCTCTTCATCGCTTTGGCTTTAGCCTTATCACGTGCTGCAATAAGTTTTGTTAATGACTTGTCTAAGTCATCATAAATTGTTTCAGCTTTTGCATGTGCTGTAATCTTAGGTTCTAAGTCTGCTCGATACTTTTCTACGCGGAACTGTGCAGCCTTAGCTTGCTTACGAGCATTGGCAGCAGGGCTTCCTGGCATCCACTTCTTAGCGGTTTCTTTGAGAAGACCAGTATTGTAGATAACATTATCTACACCAGGTACTGCATTCTTTACAAGTTCCATTGACTCAAGAGCCATACTCGCACGAGCAAATGGGTCTACCATTGAGTTCTTTGGTATATATGCAAGACGAAGTAGGTTCAAGTTGCTAAACACCATGTTAGCTAAGTCAAGGAATTGACCAGTGTTCATGGCTGCTCTAGATAATTTTGCGCCATAAAATTGACCTTGGGTAACCTTTGCACCTTTACCTGCAACGCGACGAGCGTTGAAGATAACTTCGGTTTCAAGTCTACGGAAGTCAAGCATTGGAAGATTCTGTGCTTCATTTGATACAGACAAGAAGTTCTGTACGTTGATTCCGCCATTTTCGTCTGGAACAAAACCATTCTTAACAGCATATTCTTTGATACTGTCACGACTTTGGTTCATGCGGATATGCCAGTTCTTAATCTGGTTGACAGCGTCTTTGACGTTGCCAATATCTTGCATATCTGTAATGCCATAATATTTAGCAAGACGACCCATGACGCTTTCTTCAATACGACCAAGTGCAATAGCACGTTGGGTATCGCTTTGAGCATCAAGGAACATCTCAACCATACGACGCTTGTACATAGCACCTTCGGTTCCCTTAAGGAACTGAAGACGGTTTAAGTCAGACAGTAAATCGTTGGCTGCTTCAAATTTACGTGGGTTAGAAATATTAATGTAACCTTGTGGACGACCTGAGCCAGTCCATGCAATAAGGCGTACTGCTCTGTCATAGACACCTGTTTGGTAAACCTGAGTTTTCCAACCACCATCGGCATCTTGACCAAACATCTTAAGGTCACCGTATAAAGCCTGTGACTGTATCTTCTTCTTGGCTAAGCCAATCTGCTCTAGCGCTGCGTAGCGACCTGGGCGATAGCTTTCGATAACGCCCATCTGCGCTTTTTCCATGAAGTCATCTAAGGCGCGAGCAAAGTTAGGGTCTTCAACTTTAACAGCATCGATAATCTTTTGATATCTAGATGTAAGGGTTGGGTCTAGTGCATCTAGTCCGATGCTAGCAAAGTTATCAATTGGTGATGTTGCAGTAATTCCATAGTTATCAATATGGTCTGCTGCTAATGGATTACGTTCAAAGAATCTTTGGAATGCAGCAGTATCTCCACGTTCTGCAAGCAGATAATCTGCTACATCTTGGTGGTTATCTAGACGCGACATGATTGTCGCGGTTCTATATGGGTTAGATGTTTCAGATACAAGTGGGTTTGAGGCAAGCTTAGTTAAATCTGTTTCATTTACTGCGTCATCTACTAATACAGATAGACCAGTCTTGGTCTGTTGCTCTAGAGGCAAAGCCTTAGATGCAACAATCTCATCTAGTTCGCTTCTAAATACATTCATGTCGTCTGAGGTAGCAAGACGCTTTGGACCAACGACTGCTTTTGCAGTACCGCGAACAGCAAACCCTGCACCTTTAGTTCCTAAAAACGCAAGACCTAAGTCGGTAACACCAGAGGCTAAGATTCCAGCCCACTCATCACGGAATGCTTTATCACGTTGACGGTCGTTAAATACATCAAAGTCTTTATCAAGGAATGTAGCATTAGTTACGTCGCCAAGAACAGGGGATGTAATTTTACCAACAGCGCTAGCTGCTGCCTGTCCCATAGAAATCTTTTCAGCTTGTTTCTTTGAGAAACGATAGCTTTCAGTTAAGCCACCTTTACCTTTAGCCATAGCTTGAGGTGTAAGTAGCGCAGCAGAAACAGTTTGAGTTACTGGTTGTACGATTTTCTCGCCAACAAAACTAAGTGCTGCCATGGCTGGATTAATAATCCTGCCAAGAATAGGTTTCTTTGACCCTGCTTCAATTGCTCCCATTACTTTAGGGACAATTGCTTGTTCTGCTTTTCCTACTTTGGTATTGTCTTTCTTAAACTTATCAACCTTGGAAAGTTTTGGTTCCTGAGTAGGGTCTTTGACTATAGAGGGGTCATTCCACCATTCTGTTAGGGACATTAGGTGTAGCCTCCTTAGCCGTTAGTTCCTCTAATAATGAAATTCGGTCATCGTCGGATTCAAAGGGGAACTTGGCTAAATCCCAAGCAACTGGAGCCATTTCAAATCCAAGATGTTCAAGGTTCTCTTCGAACTTCTTGAGTATCTTCATTCTGCTTGACTCCGTAAATACTTAACAAAAGCTTTCATAGTTCCAGATGATTCTGGAGAATCCGCAAACTGTGCCATCAATGGCATGTATTTAGCTAGCTTTGATAAATCTTTTAATTGATTATCAATTGGACTTTTTAATCCTAAGATTTCTCTACCAGGACCAGGACCAACGTCCACACCAGCAGTCACAGGTTCATCTGGACGCTGGGTGGGCGCTGTTAAAGGCACTATGCCTGCCATTGGATTTATCTGTGGCATTTGTGGTGTAGGTGTTTTAGCCATTGGCGCACCAGCTTGCATATCTTGAAATTCCTTTTGCTCGCCATAGGCAGCATTAGGAAGTTGTTTTGCTCCCTGGCGGTCGGTTCTCTTAGAGAACGGACCTGGACCCGAAGGTTGCATCATTGACATTTATTTACCTACTTCTTTGGAATATTAACCTTTGTTCCTGACCAAATCATTGAACCCTGCTTGTACTTCTTCTTCTTCATAATTTCAGGGTTTGCTGCACGAATCTCTGATAGAGATACTCCTGCATTCTTTGCAATACCTGACAAGGTATCGCCTTTCTTTACGGTGTATCTTGAATCAACTTTAGTTGTTGAGCCACCGCCAGTAGAAGCTACTGTTGGTCTTGTCTTAGAACCAGCCTTATATGCTGCAGTTCCTGGTACAAGTGATGAACCATCTTTGCCGTAGCGAAGTTCTTTAGGCTTGTTCTTCTTTTCAGCCTTTGCAATAAGAGCATTAAGTTCGTCCATACGTTGACGACGAGTCTTACCTACAACACCCAAGCTTGCTAGTGATGCAAGCTGAGATAATTGCTGTTGTGCTCCTTGTCGACCTGCAGTTGCTTTGCTCTTACCTTTACCAGTAATATCAGCAAGTTTTTGCTCAAGACGATTAATTTCATCAAAGTCTTTTTTGGTTGAGCCTTTAGCTAAGCTAACTACTTCACCAGCGACTGCGCCAACGACTCCGCCTTTACCAGCAGCTTTAATTTTTCTAAACTTTGGTTTAGCAGCTTTAGCCTTGGCTTTAGCATTAGCCTCTGCCTTCATTTTATCTAAAGCTTGTGCTCCAGCGGTTGGTTTAGATGGTGCAGATGTTTTTCCATCTACGGTAATTTTAGTACGTGGCTTAGATGCAGCAGCTTTCTTAGCTTCAACACGCTTCTTAGCTTCTTCAAGACCTTTAGCCTCATTCTTCTTTAGGTCTGCAAGTGTAGGACGCTTTGGTGCAGTTGTCTTAGCTGTTGTTTTTGGCTCTGCTTTAGCAGCAGGCTTAGCTTCTGCACTACCTGGCTTAGTTCCCTTCCAGTTTTTGCGTTCTTCTGGTGTCATCTTTGCCCATGCAGCCTTATTAGCTGCAGACTTTTCTGCACGAGTCATTGTCTTTGAAGACGCAGGCTTCTTAACTGGTGCTGATGCAGCTGGTTTAGCAGGTGCTTTCTTAGCAGCAGCCTTTTTAACTGCAGCTTTCTTTACTGGTGCTTTCTTTTCGAGAGCAGCAGCAGGCTTTTTGACAGCAGCTTTTTTCGCTGGGGCTTTCTTAGCAGGTGCTTCCGCTTCTCCTGCTTTCTTGCCACCGTATTCGCCGAATTCATCTGCCATAGATTGACGGAACTTTTCAAGTTCTGCGTTTCTTGTAGCATCAAATTCAGCTTTGCTTAGATAAGCCTTCTTGCCAAGTTCTTTCTTGGCTGTATCTGCCATATCCTTAAGCGCTAGTCTATCTTCAGCAGTAATTTTGCCTGTGATGTCTTTACGTACAGCTTTTACTTTCCCTGGGAAAGCTTTCTTTGCTGCAGTCTTAGCGTCTTTCTTGGCTTGGCGATACTTATATGGTTTCTTCGCCATGATTATCCTTACTTAAGCTTTGTGTTGTTGCCCTTGATGCCTTTAGGTGTTGGAGCTTTTGCGACTTGACCAAGTCCTACGCCTTTGCCACCAGACTTCTTGCCTGAGTGTCCTGGGTGAACTGGAGCCTTAGCTGCCTTTCCTTGCTTTCCAAACATTTTTTCTCCTTATGCTGGTATTTGACGAGTTACTCTTGCTGCTAGATTGGGATTTCCCGAACCAGTTAGACCTGCAAGAAGTTCTTGCATTGGTGGTCTACCTTGTGGCATCTGTGGCATTCCGCCACCCATACCCATTGGTTGTTCTGGTTGCGCCATCTCTGGCGCTTGTGGTGCTTCTGGTGCTGGTTCTGGCTTGAACGCTCTGGCTACCGCATCTTCAAGCGGTGTGCCTTTCTTACGCTCTTCAATAACTGTCGCCATCTTTTCTACAATCTGCATCGGGTCTTGTCCTTGCGAAACCATTTGTGGTATCGCAGCAGCAAGTTGAGAGATAGATGCTTTCAATGAATCACGCATCTCTTCGATATCAATTGCTCGCTCTTCTTCTCCAGCGTTGAGCGAAATTGGTAAATTACGACGTAGCATTCCTCGTGAAATGAGCTTGTCGCCACGTGCTTGCAGACCCCATACCAATGCTCGGTTAGGGTCTAAACCTGCCATCAATCCGTATTCAACTGTTACGCCGTAATTGCCGTTGATATCGATTGATGGTTTGTATTTTAATTTGTATGGAACTCCATTGGCTGTTGCAGATACTTCACGAGATAGTGCTGGGAAGTATGCTTCATCGGTAGCAAATGCGATAGAGATTGCTTCGCCAATTGCTTCACCAAGGATTGATTGAATAACTTTAATCTGTGAATCGAATCCAGCCATAAGTGCCTTGACACCTTGACCAGTAACGATAGAACCTTCTGCTTGTCCTGCACGTGCTTGAGGAAAGCGGGTTCCTAATTTCATTTCATCTGCTAGAACATTGTTCTCAGCAAATGCAAACTGTGGTACATCTAGATTTATACGACGTATTTTCTCAGGACTGTTCGAACGAATGACCGAATCAGGACCAACGGAAAGCTGAGTAACATCAGTGGGAAGAGCAAGAGGAGCTTCAACAGACTTTTGAACAGCCTCCATAGTGAGCAAAGCAAGACGCGCTTTTGCTGCGTACACTGGCAGAACATCGTCGAATGCGCCTCGTGTTTCGCCATCAAGCGAAGGACGCTGAGCAATCGCAACTGGGACTCGACCAATCTTGTTTGGTGTTTCGGCAAGAACTGCACCTCCGCGACTTGGTATAAACATTACGGTGCGATTCTTGTCAGTCCATCGTACAACTTCTAGAAGTTCATTACTATCGGTACGACCGAATGCACTTGTCTGTAGAATCTTGTCTGCTAGTTCTGGGAACTTGGCTGCTAAATCGCCAGCCTTACGATAATAAGAACGGCAATAGACGGATACTTCTCCGAACCTGTCCATGTCGTAATACGCACCCATAGAGTTTTCTACATGGATGTGTGGTCTTTTTTCCTTGAAGTTAGGTTCGACTCTGAAAATACAGAAGCCGTAAGTTCCTAACTGGTCTGCGCCACGCAGTAGCTCTGTTCCAAGACGAGATGCAGCAACATAATAATTTGCAATCTTAGTTCTTTTATCAGCCTTGGTACGCTGTGAATCATCAAGGGATGAATCTCCAGCAGCCGTTATGGTAGGTAGTACACCTGCCTGCTCAGAAACATCACGAGCAACCACGTCAATAAGGTTGGCGATGATAGGTCTAGACCATGTTCCCTCTGGGAACAAACCACGAAATACTTGGTCGGCGTTACCTGAACGGACCAAAGCAACTTCGCGCATGCGCTTATCGCGCTCAGCATTACGAGTCTTTAATTGCTCGTATGCATGTACAAGTTCTTTCATTATCACAATCTCGCTATTCGCTGTGCAGCAGCTAAATCATCTAGGTTAACAATGTACCTATCTTCAATTTGCTTCTGAGGTGTAAATTCGTTTTTCAAAAAGTTTGGCACATTTGCTGAAGTTAATAAAACATCGCGGGCTACGATTTCACAGAACCAGAGCGCCATCACAGCGTCCATCTTTAATCTCTTGCCTTGAACTCCTGGTTGCCAAACAACCAATTGTTCTATTAACTTTTTAATATGTTCATTACGTGAAGCATCTGGTAACTCAATTATGTTATCGCCAGCATGCTTCAAATTGTTATTGTTACCGTCACGTTTAATAACGGTTCCGAATAACGGAGCCAGAGAAGCTACACCAAACTCTGGGTCTTGTTTATTATTACCTGTGTAGTGGGGGCGGTAGTTAATACCGCGAGTAGACAAGAAGTTTCTAATCTCCTCATCCTGGGTTAAGAAAAGCTGAAATGCGTTGGATTCAACGATGACAGTATGAGGCTTGTAAGCATCCGTCCATTCTCGAATCAAAGACCGAATCGCTGCAGGTGTGGGGCTGCTCATGACGTGAACGTCCATGACATAGCGCTTGTGTGTTCTGCGGTCGACTGCGTAAGCAACTGCTGCCGTGTCACCAGACATGGCTGGGTCTATACCAATAATGCGATAGAAGTTCTGTGCATTATCAGGATGACCCGCAGCGCCTGCAACCAGCGCACCCGATTTTCTCATTCCATTAACTGCGCCTCTGACGCACATCGGGTCGAAGATTGCATTTTCTGCGATATCGAGGTTCTGGTAAACCAAAGACCATTTGGAGGGACCAGCCTCATTGCGGACCGCAGTAAGACGCGGTCCAGTCCATCGGTCAAAGAATCCATTCTCATCTGGGGTATCATCCTCAGTAAGTGGTTGCTCCGACTTAGCCCAAAGGGTTTTCCAATCCTTTGGATTGTCTGCGTATTCTAATACGGCAGGCATGGACAAATATGACCACGGAACAATTCCGTCCGTGTAATGCTGTGTGTTACGAAGTTCTTTATATAAGTCGGTTGCAGATACGCGAGTTCCGACAACAAGAAGCTGACCCCCACCTGGTGGTAGACGAGAGGCAACTTCTTGTCGAATCCATTCTTGTTGCTTTGCCCACTCTCCCGCATTAGAGAGAGTGACTACGTCGTCAAGTACGATTAAGTCGGCGCGAGCGCCGTATACTTGACCGCCCATACCGATAGCTTCAACGGTAGGGTCTTTAGCATCTGATTCGCGGACATCCGCTCCCAGATAAACTTTATTAGCCGACCACATGTCGGCGGTAGCTTTGTAACCGTCGGTAGGACCAAAGGCTGCTTGTAGGTCTGCATACCGAGGATGAGTCAGACGTTGCTTAATAGCATAAAGAAACTTCTTAGCCTGCTCTTGGGTTTTGGAAATAACAATGACATTGATGTTTGGATTTTTGACTATACGGTAGGTAACATAGTTAATTGTGATGGTCATAGTCTTGGCATGGTTTGGTGGAATATTTACCAAGAGGCGGGATAAACCCGCCGACCCTTTTTCGTAAGTCATCGCTGGATGTAACCAACGAGGTTCCTTACCTTCCAACATATCGACCACGTTAAGCATGTGGTCCCATACCTTGGCTCCCAGGTATTTCTCAGAAAACTCTGCAAAGTCAGATAGACCAGACCGAGCTTCATCAGCGAGGTCGGATGTTCTTAACCGAGCGTTATCAATATAGGCAGCGAAGCCTTCAGCTTCGCGCCTCTGGGTGTCATACCAAGAACGAGAACGACCAATAACCTTGAGGGCATCTACAATAGTGCGCCCTTGGCGCACCAAGTTAATCAGTTCTTTTCTGGCTTCTTCGGGGGTTAGGTTTCTTTCCAAGTCTTCTCCAGTAGCTGTAGGGGTCTACAGGGGTATAGACAGAAGTATCCCCACTATATGTTTTTAACCAAGTTAAAGCGGGCGTTAAGCCCGCGTTTACGGCTTCGTGGAACTCAGCCGTTACACTTATATAGGGGTCTAGAGCGTCGGCGTGTTTCAAGGGGTAAATCAAACTTTTTTTCTTGGTATAACAAAAGTCCTGGTCAGAGCTGGTTTTCTGGTGAAAATATTTTAGCTGATAGTGGGGGGCGGGCGGGGGGTGGTGTTAAAAAACCCTGGGGTCGTCAAGGGCGCGGGCATAAAAAAAGGGGGCATGCGCCCCCATTCTCCCCACAAAAACGCTCGCCCACACAGGACAAACCCCTCCCCCACTGCTGTGAGAGAGGGGTGTCCGCTGACTATCCTATAGGGCGATTCTCTTCATTACTACGCGACAAGTAGCGGTGATGATGCTGAACTCCGCGACCCCGCGATTCTCTTCGATGTCATACACGATACCTACGCGACCCTTACCTAGTGGAACTAGGTCGCCGATTCGCGCATCCTCAAGCAAGACCAAGTCGCAGTCGGGCGCATGGTCAAGAGATGGAATTCCGTAAGAATGCTTCACCTCTGCGACGTGCGCCTTCAAGTTTACGAGTAGGTCATCGTGTGTCCATGCTGTGCTGTTCATCGTGTTGCCTTCCGTTGAATGTGCCGAGCCGAATGCTCAGCAACGGAACTATTCTCTCATGAACTGCCCCTCATTGTCAAATTCAGCCTGATGACTGAGCGTAAATACGGCGTGTCTAACGTAGCACCTAACACATGACACATGACCCGACACACATGGCACATGACATACACGCCACACCCACATCACGCGCCTGTCTACACGCATAGCGTATGTGCTATTGACAGCTCGCACACGCATGGGCTATTCATTGCGTATACACACATCTCAAGATAGCAGAACATAGTTCTGCTTATATATGTCGAGCCAGTCGGAAATCCTGACGGCAGAAAGGAACCACCATGAGAAAAGTAGCAACCGAAACCCTAAGCGGTGTCGTGAAGAACGGCACTGTTCACATCTCCAAGGCGGACAACAAGCGAGTCTTCGCGAAGGTTCGCATCACTACCAACACTGCCAAATCTTCGAAGAAGATAGAGCAGATTCTATCAGCAATGGGTCAATACCCAAACTTTGACAAGGTTCTCGCAGCCGTGCTCAAGGTTGAACCAAACGCATACCTCACACTGAAAGGAGGTTCACGCTAATGAGCAATGACCTAATCCTATCCATCCTGTTCCTCTGTTATACAGGAATGTGCCTCGGAATCGGGGCTCTCGCTGGCATGATGCGACGCGACACAGAGTGGCGCAGGCATCTCTTGATAGCAGACCAAAGGTCTGCTGATATAGACAACCACTGGGAAACCACAGTTCGTGAGTAGCCCAGACCAAACCTCGATGGAGGCGGTCATCACCTGCGGTGACTGCCTTCGTCCCGAATGCAAAGGATGTGAATACTAATGTCCAAGCCATTACACCCTAGCCCATACAAGCCAACTCTTGCCTCGTGCGAGGTTTGTTGGGCTGATTCAAGCGAAACAACCATCATGTTATATAGACGCAATGGGTATGAGAACAGCACCTATTGCTCGCAACACTTTTACGAAGTAAAACAATTAGAAAAGGAGAAATCTAATGAGTAATCAACTAGCAGAGTGGTTCGCCCACGACTGGCTATTGGTCATTGAGAATGACCATGATTCATGGAACCAACTCGTTGACGATGTCAAGTCTATGGACTGTGAGCCAATAGCAACGACCGCATACCTACGCGAAGAGTGGGACGTGCTGGTTAATCAAATGGCAACGCTTGTCGAAGACAAGGTGTCAGAAGTGGGTGCTTTACTGCTACGCCAAATGCTAGCGACTGGAGATTACCCATTCCAACTCATTGCTAATCATGTGATTAGCAGTATCAAAGAAACGGAGGCAAACTAATGGGGCAATACCATGTCCTTGTCAATTATGACAAGAAAGAAATCGTCGAGCCTTACGGATTAGGGCTAGGCGCAAAGCAACGCGAACAAGTAGGTGCATTCAACGGAACCATTGCTGATGCAATGTATCTGTTGGTAATGACTAGCCCTAGCGCTGGAGGTGGCGACCTGCCATTGACTGGCGTGTCTGGGCGATGGGCTGGCGACCGAGTCATGGTTGTCGGTGATTACACACAAGATATCAACGTCCCATCTATACCAAATGCAAGCCAGTTATATGGTGGGAAATACGAAGACATCACACCAATGGTGGCAATCGCACTCAAGATTGCGTTCGGACGCGACGTTCGGGAGTCAAGTTGGCATCCCGATTATGTAGACAAGGAGGAAACCAATGCCTAAGTATCTCGTATGGCAGAAGCGCGAGTTCATGTTCTACCAAGAGGTAGAAGCGGACTCGAAAGAGAAAGCAATAGATGTTGCCTTCGAAGAAGGCGACTGGGAGCAAGACCAAAACTATGCCGAGTATGAATACACAGTCGAGCTCGTGCCTAGCGAACTACAACCAGAGGTTGACGACCTCATCAAAAGCAAGGAGGAGCAATGACTAGTTACACAGTAACTGCAGTTCGTACCACAACTTATGAGGTTGAGGTCAACGCAGATTCCCCAGCATCAGCCATCGAGAAACTCGATGACTGGATTTCAGATGACTTCGAAGGGTTCGAAGTTTCAGGACACTGGCAATTGGAGGCACACTAATGGGACGTAATACAGCGCAAGACCTAGCCGAGAATGTCATTGACATTCGGCAATCAATCGCAATCCAATTGCGAAGCAATCACTATCCCCCAGTTCCACTTACCATGGTGGAACCATGTATCGAAGCCATCTATGCATGCAGTGATGAGGACTATGACAAACAGATAACACTCCCAGAGGGAGTGAAGTGGCGTGGCTCAACGACAGCGCCAGCACGTGCCATAGTAGAGAGCCATCACTTGGAGCCTTGGCTATGACCAAGCACATCATGGACATGAGCGCAGATGAACTGGCTCAACTCACCTGCTTCGGATACGAGGGACACCCATGCACGAACACGATGGATGAGTATGGCTGTCGCAATTCCATGAAAGATAACGAACCATTCTGTTCAGAATGCTGTGCCGATACTACCGATGGCGCATGTTGTGGATAGCGTGTATCAAGATAGCACATCTTTAGATGTGCTTTATATATAGGGCAACTCAACGAAAGGAGAAGCAATGCCGAAACTCAAAAGGTCTAACGACCGCAAGGTAACCAACATGGCAACACCGAATGGCAAGCGGTCAGCGATTGCTAACACGTTCGGTCTGCCAAGTGGCAAGCAATACTCATGCCCCTATGCAACTAGTATCTGCGAGAAGATTTGCTACGCAGGTAAGTTAGAGAAGATGTATACCTCAGTTCGTGAAGTATTACTTCACAACTGGAATGCTCTTCGCAACGCTAACAAGTATGACATGTGGGCAATGCTCGACACCATGATTCTTGATTTCAAGAATGACTGCGACACCAAAGGTGTCGAGAAACTATTCCGCATCCACTGGGATGGCGACTTCTTCAACGCCGATTACACATGGGCATGGAAGGTAGTCATCGAGAACAACACCGACACTCAGTTCTGGGTGTACACACGCAACCCTGACGCAGCTCGTGCGTTACGTAACATTCCCAATCTCTCGCTGTATTACTCTGCAGATGCAGAGAACTGGGAGTTCGCACCGCAAGGTGTGAAGATTGCATACCTTGGCGACAACTTCGATACTGCCAAGCAAGCAATGCTAGCAATGACAGGTAAGCCAGGCGCTTCCTGTCCCGAACAACTCAAGCGCATCCCACTCATCTCCGAAAAGGGTGGAGCCTGTGCGGTATGCCGTCTATGTATAGATGGTAAGTCCGACATTCGATTCAGTATCTCAAAGAGATAGGAGCAAACATGGAAGCATCATTCTTAATAACGCAAGTAGAAACCACGCTGTCTAATTACACAGACCAATACCGCCGTCCAGGTATGCAAGACCTTGCTATCTGGCAGGCACTCGACAGTTACTACTCACGACCAGATGACTGGGACATTGTGCTCACATCTACACGTGAAGAAGCCTTCGACCGCATGGTCAAGGACAACTGGTATGTAAACATGGGCGACCACTTCTTCGGTATCGATTACGAAACCACCGATGAACTAGTCCTCGAATACCTAATCGACAATCAACTCGCTGCTCGCACAGATGATGATGACGCAGCGTAATCAAGATAGCACAGCAAAGCTGTGCTTATATATAGGAAGCAACACTAACCGAAAGGAGCAACACAAATGACTGAAGAAACAACACCATTCGGTGCAACAGTCACCGATTACATAGCACCAGATGTGCTAGTGCAACAACTTAATACGAAACTATCCGACTTAGAAACCAAGGTTTCTAATTACTCAAACCTAGTCAACGACCATCGTGACAAGGTGCGTAGTCTATACACAGCAATCAATGATGTGATTCAAGAGAATCAGTCAGACCCAGATGACACCATCGAGTTCTCAGAATTATCTGAGATTCTCAAAGACATCTTCGGCAACGAACTTGTCTTCACGAAAGAGTATGAAGTGCAGGTTCGATACGTAATGTATGCCACCTTCAAGATAACAGCAGCATCAGAAGATGATGCTCGCTCAATTGCTGAGGAGATTGGTATAAGCAGCGACCCAGAATGGGATATCGATGGCGATAACACAGAGTTCGACACATTCTCTATCGATGACACACGTGTCGACTACATAAGGGAGGCATAACATGACAGAAACAATCCTATCCACGCCAAAGCGTGGTGATGTTTGCGCTAACGGCGCAACCATTCTCGACATCAAGAAAACTGTAGGCGATGGATGGATAGTCCTTTGCCTATACCCACAGTCCCAGTACCACCCATTCGTAACGTGGTGGGCGTACTGGTCACAGACAGGCGAGCTAGCCTGCAGCATGGGTCATTACCATGACCAACTCTCCCAAGCGATTGTTGACTTTGACAAACGTTCGTGAGATACTCTCTCCCAACCAACCAACTAACGAAAGGAAACACATGACAACAACACGCAGAATGTCAGCATCAATTGCTGGCTCAGCAGTAACCGCTACATCCGCACAGGATGCAGCACAACAGGCTGGTCTTGACTGGCACGTATCACTGGCTGACCTTGAGGCTATCGCTGTGAATGACACAGGCGTTAGCCGATTGGCTGTGCCACAAACATTCGCCACTATCCGCACCGACAAGGATGGCGGACAGTCTGTGCTTGGCACAGTAGGTGGTCGATACAAGGTGTTCCAGAATGGAGAGATGTTCTCTGCACTGGATGCACTGGTCGACTCAGGTGAAGCACGATATGCAAACGCAGGTGAGCTCAGAGATGGTGCTCAAGTATGGATGCTCTTGGAATTACCAAGAGAGGTCAAGATTAAAGGTGACCCACATGCTGCATACCTACTAGCACGAACCTCACACGATGGTTCATGCTCATTAGGTGTAACACCGCTAGTCAATAGGTTGTTCTGCTCGAATCAAATCAGTGGAATCTTCCGCAAGAATACAAAGTATTCTCTGCACCACACAACCAACGCTCAACTCAAGGTTGATGAGATGCGGACGATGCTCGATGTAATCTACACAGGTATCGAAACGTATGAACTTATCGCAGATAAGTTACTCAATGTATCGGTATCAGATAACGATGTTGAGCGTGTGTTCAACAAGATGTGGACTCTCCCATCCATCATCGAGAAGACACCGTATAACAAACTCAGCACTGGTGAACGACGCACATTCAATCGTGTAACCGATGCTCGCTCAACTGCAATGAATATCTACCAATCAAGCAGTACCCAAGATAACATCAGAGGGACTGCGTTCGGAGCGTTCCAAGCAATCGTCGAGTACCTCGACTGGAACTCACACAAGTCAGAGGCTACTCGTGCAGAACGTGTAATCGCTGGTAAGTATGACCGACTCAAGGGCAAAGCCCTTGACCTAGTAACACAGGAGGTAGCATGACTAATCCACTACAGAAATATCTAGACCCACAGTATGTGCAACCGCCACTCACTCCAAGGGTAGCGCAATACATACTCAAAGCGCTGGACTATCTACACATCTACTCAACTAAAAACAATGAGCCTGCTCTTATAGAGCAGCCATTGCATGATGATGCCGAGGCGTTTGTCACTGACGCAATCATCTACGGAACAGAGGAGAATGATGGGCAAACTAAAGAATAAGAATACGCTGGAAGTCAAAGCCTCCCGACTGAAGATTGTTCCAGTCGGGGGCTGGACTTGGTACTGTGGGTATCACGATGCCTACGGATTAG